ATCTCTATCATTCTAGGATAGTCAACCTCGGTTGCTTCACGTATACTTATATAAGTTGTCATAGGGTAAAGTTAGAAAATGTCGTGTCCGTGATATCTTTTTTCACGCCACCAGAAACATAACTGGTGATTTCATCGGTGGTAGCATACCTTATCAACAGTCCCATATTTTTTCCCCGTTTACTTCTTGGCCACGAATCAGAAAGTTGTTTACTAAAGGTGGCATAAGAGTATCCATTTTCTCTGCAATAGTCTCTAAGATCGTTGCTATAAATGAATAAATCTAATCCATCTACGTATAGCAATTTTACGTCCGGACGCTTGTAGTGTTTCTTGCCCCTATTCGCATCGCCTATTTTATTTGCAGTTTCAGTTCCCTTTACGATAACACCAAATCTAGGATTGTTCTCACCAGAACTTTTTTTGCTAATTTTTGTGCGAGTTTCCTTTGTGTGCGTATGTCCTTTGAACCAACCCCCGACAGACAACTGCAAATCGTGTCGTTTTTTTCTTTGTTCTTCTGCGCGGGCCCCGTATATGTCTAGATATGTCTTTCCTTTGTGGTTAGGAGGTCTATTGTCCTCACAGATATTTGTAAGTGTGCCATATTCCTCATATCCTATTCTGCCATATTTTTTTATGAGTGATGACTCGATATCGTAGGCAAGATTTTCGTCTTCAATATTTTGGGCATAAAACTCTATAACAGGATAATATCCCAGTGTCTTTAGTTTTCTTATTTTTGCTGTTTTTCTATTGTTTCCTGATCGAGCAAGTTCATGTTCTGTAAAGTGTGACAATGCTCTATCGTCTTTTCCTTTACCGATATAAAACACTTGATTGTTTCTTGGATCGATCAAACCATAAACGTAGTAACACATATCAGTCTCCTTTATTCTATTTATAAAGACTGTATTATTCACATACGTAATGTGTTCTTCTCGGTGTTCGGTGCCATAACAAAACACATTATATGTACGATGGTCAAGAGTTGGTGTTATGTCTACAAGTTTATCCCCGACATCAAGCACGGAATGCTTGAATGCATGTAAAATATTATGCCCATCTTTTACTATATAATATCCTAATATGGGATTTATCTCACAGTTATTATGACAATTAAACGGCTTATCATTTTCTCTAGGAGATATTACAATTTCTCTAAGTGTTTTCGCGCCTAGAGCCCGAGCAAAAGGTAGACATTCTTCAATATTAGGAATAAAATACATTATAGGGTAAAACTTTTGAACGTTTCTTCAGTTACGTCTTTATTAACTCCGCCAGAAACGTAACTGGTAATCTGCGTTTGTTGCGGCGCTACTTGTACATCAGAACCACTAATCCATTTAGCAGTCCATGGTAGAGGATTAAGACCAGCTTTACCATTTAGACCAATCGTTCCCATACGCTTTGCAGCAATATGATCAACATAATCACAAAGTAGTTGTTCATTAAGACCAATCATAGATCCCTGATGAAAGAGATAGTGTGCCCACTTCTTCTCTTGATCGATAACTCGCTGAAAGATATCAATGGAATCAGCCCGTGTCTCTTCCCGTATTCTCGCAAAGTCTTCATCCTCTTTCGGTAGAATCTTGAGGAGGTTTTGAGTTGAGGCAAGGTGAACGTTCTCGTCGCGGGCAATGAGTTTAATGATCTTAGCATTGCCCTCCATTTTCTTGACTTCAGCAAATGCCCAAGAGCATGCGAATGAGACATAGAATCTAACTCCTTCTAATGCATTGACAGCATTGAGACATAGCCATAATGCTTTCTTGTGATCATATCGATACTTTGGCGTATAACCATATTCTGATTCTGGACAACCAAGTGTATTGTTTAGAGTAATCAAATCATCATAATACTTGCTGATATCACCAGCACAGTCTAAGATTTCTGGGATGTTGAGCATCTCATCGAATACTCTACTTGGATCACTGTATACATTGCGAATGATGTGAGTGTACGATCTACTATGAATCGTCTCACTAAACGCCCAAGTTTGGATCCAGGTCTCCAACTCTGGTAGCGAACACACAGGGAGGAAAGCAAGCGAAGGAGCCCGACCTTGTACAGAATCAAGTAGAATCTGACGCTTAAGGTTCGAGGTAAAAATGTGTTTTTCATGGTCATTTAGTGCCTTGAAGTCTTTGCCATCACGAGACAGATCAACTTCTTCTGGTCGCCAAAAGAAACCAAGTTGTTTATCAGTTAGTTTTTCGAAGATTGGATAGCGTTGTTTGTCATATCTAGCGATGTTTACATTCTCACCAAAGAAGCAAGTCTGTTGTGTTGCGTCAAATCGATTTTTATTGAATACTGACATCGCTTTCGTCTATCCATTCTACTTGATTTGCAGGAAAAGTTTGTCGCCAAACATGAGTTTCATCTTTTAAAACAAAGTCAATATCGATCCAGTAACGCATAATAAAAACTCCTTAAATAGTGCAACTATCACATTGTTCATCATCAACTTTACCTGGTGATAGTGAATCTTCAATCTCACCAGACTGATCATTGGTATTAAAATAATATAGGGTTTTGCCTCCGAGTTTGTAATGCATCAACAAGTGCCCGATCATTTCAGACAAAGGAATCTTACCATCTGGATAGTGCGCTGGATTGTAGGAGGTGTTCACGGAGATAGCTTGATCAACAAACTTCTGTAGAACTGCCATGATCTTCAGATAACCTTCTGGTGACTTCTGGTCCCACAGTAGTTCATACTTATTCTTTAGTTTCTTGATATCAGGAACAACCTGCTTTAGAACACCGTCTTTACTCTGCTTGATTGATACCAACGCACGAGGAGGCTCAATACCATTCGTTGAATTTGAAATTTGTGCCGATGTCTCTGCCGGCATTAGAGCCATCAAAGTCGAGTTACGAATACCAACTGTAGCTGCGCGAAGAGCAAGGCTATCCCAATCCATCTTATAGTTTGGTTGAACTATCTCGTCAACTTCCTTCTTGTACGTATCAATAGGCAAGATACCACTTGAGTAAAGCGTATCAGCATGCTTAGGACATGGATTTACTTCTTCTGCCAGGTCGACCGAGGCTTTGATAAGATAGTAACTCCATGCTTCAGCATATTCGTGCACAAGATCGAGATTTGGATTAGAGTAATTGCTATCATTACGAGCCAACCAATAAGCAAAATTAATGATGCCGATGCCAAGAGGACGACGGTTGCGAGTACCAATCTCAGCGGCTCTAACAGGATAGTCCTGATAATCCAGTAGGGCATCCAAAGCGCGTACAGCAATGGTGCATGGCTTTTCGAAGTCAGCTGGCTTTCTAATCTTTCCCCAATTAATCGCACTTAACGTACACAACGATATTTCACCTTGTTCATCATTAATATCCTTTAGTGGTGTTGTGGGAAGGGTGATCTCACAGTTATGTACTAGAATACCATTAGCAAAGAAGTTTGAGTTCTTTTCCACCTCAATATCATATACATCTTCTGTTTGATCCAGATATTCAATACTTAACATGTTTTCTTTTACCTTCTAATACAATAACTTTGGTATTTTTATTGTGACTGGATTTACCTAGATTTGCTTGACGTAACTTATCACGATGTTCTTCTGATCTAAAGAATGGATTATACGACATACCTGATTTTTCTTCAATGATTTTTATCATGTTCTCATATTTACCATTAAATCTAAATGGTCTAAATGATTTAGGAAATCTAATGTCTCGCTTTTTACATTCTTCTACTAAAGCTGAATGTCCAACGATTCTACCTAAATCATAAAATACTTGTATGGCAATATCAACCAAATCATCATTAGTGTATTTTGTGCTATTTCCGTTTTTTATCCCATCTGATCTTATTTTCATTAATGAAAGCCACTGTGAGTATTTTTCATCGGGAACAATCCATCCACCACAACCGCCTGGCTTAGCATTATATCCAAACTTATTATCCATCAGAAAAAGTTCTTTTATATAACGTTCTTCTGTTCTTTTACATTCTTCAACATCATCAGACTCAAAGAGAATCTCTAAAGTCCAATCGTCCACACCATATTTGCGAATAGCAGAATGAAATCTAAACTTACTGCCCTGTCTAACAGAAGATTGGTGAGCTTTCCATCTTTGATCTAAATTTCTAACAGTGTAACCGACATAACCTTTACCATTTGTTTTATTTGTTATTTTATATACAATAGCCATAAAATGTTTCCTAATAGTAGGTTTAGTTGTTTCATGACTATTTATATATTTTACTTTTTAGAGATTATTCTATTAACAGTTGATCTGTTTCTAGCAAGTCTTTAGCCTCAACATATCCTCTATTTTTTGTGTATACTCGATGGTCGGGAGTACAAACAATAGAGTTTCCGGTTTCCATGTCTGTGATACGCATGACCTTCGCGCCTTCTCTGGTTTTCAATGAAGCATTGATATTCTTGAACTCATTTTTGCCCGTCTTGATATTTCTACTATAAACTTTATCACCAACTACAGCATCTTTCAGCTTAATATCTTCTATAGAACCATCAGAATGCTCAACCGTAATCCAAGTATCTCCGCTAAGGCAGCAGAGATTGCTCATCTTGATCAATGCCTTCTTCTTATCAAATGAACCATGATCGTTAGCATGGTCAACATTCATCAGATAGATTCGACCAGTATCCTTTCTTTCTTGCATGAAAGCTGAGAATAGATCAATCGCAGGAATAGACTTCTTTCTGATTTTTGGATTGCGTTCGTATTTCTCATAGAGACTACGAAACTTGTCATTATCATTAAAGAAACATTCATACAGATCAGGCACATCAGAAGGCGAGAATAGAGTGATTACACCACCAGATAGAAGTCGTTCGTACATCACCTTATTGAACTGAACGCCATAGTCCATATGTCGAATACGATTGTCTTCAGTGCCCTTATTGTTCTTAAGAACTAGAAGTTCTTCAACTTCAAGATGCCAAAGAGGATAGTAGATGGTTGCTGCACCACCTCTTACGCCACCCTGCGAACACGATTTAACAGCAGATTGAAAATGTTTCCAGAATGGTACAACGCCAGTATGAACAGCATCCCCACCGCGAATGGGAGAGCCAATAGCCCTAATGCGACCACCGCCGATTCCGATTCCAGCTTTCTGAGAAACGTACTTAACGATTGCAGACGATGTGGCATTAATCGAGTCGAGAGAATCATCCGACTCAATAAGCACGCAAGAACTAAACTGACGCTGAGGAGAACGAACTCCAGCCATAATAGGAGTAGGCAAGCTAATGTCAAATGTAGAGATAGCATCATATAGTTCCTTTACCCACTTGATACGGTCATTCTTGTAGTTTTGAAACAATGTCATGGCGATCAACATGAATGCCATCTGAGGCGTTTCATAGAACTGACCAGTAACACGATTCTTGATTAGATACTTACCACGAAACTGCTCCATAGCAGCATAGGTAAGAAGATTGTCACGATCATGGTCGATGTAGTTGGAAAGTTCAATCCACTCTTCATCTGAATATGAATCATCTAGTTCCTTGTCATAATAACCAGCATTTTTTACGGTCCCATAATGAACAAATAATGATACAGGTTCATAATGTCCATACACTTCCTTACGCAACTGATAGTTGATTAGACGACCAGCAACGTATTGATAGTTAGGTGTTTCTTCAGAGATAAGATCAGCCGCGGCTTTGATCAGTGTTTCTTGAATGTCCTTGGACGTGATGCCATTGTGAAACTGAATCTTTGTTTTGATTTCAAGTTCTGATACAGATACACCAGAAAGCCCTTCACACGCAAACTGACATACACGATGGAACTTGTTTAGGTCTAGTGGTTCTTTACTTCCATCGCGCTTAGAAACATAAATCATGCATTATTACCTATTGAATGTATATTGTTGACTGTTCGCTGTAATGTTCAAAGTGTCCCAGTTTTGTACTCCTAGAGACGAAACTCCAAGTGTATTACCTCTGAAGTAGTTGGCAACATCATTCATTTCTTCTTGAATGTCAATGCCTGATGTTTGACCTGTAGTAGTACCTACCTGTGTACCATTCGCTAGAAACACTGCTGAATAACTTACTGACATTACTTATTCTCCTACCTAGACTTATATTCAGAATGAGAATACTTCATCAACTCATTCCTTTCCTGTTCACTCAATACATATACTTCTTCCACCGCAGGTTGATCAAATGGAATACCAACCATTTCAATACCAAACTTGGTTCGATAAGAGAAACTGTGAAAACTCTTTGGATCGATTCTGAAAATCTTTCCATTGTGCTTATATCTAGGATTAATCAAAGCAGGCGAAGTGACGACATATAGATCATCTACCTTGCTACACTTTGTCAATTGAGTTTTACGAAAAGAAACGCAATCCTTGTATACATAGGGTTGTTCTGTCTTAACTTCAACCAGCCTATCGCCGTCAACAATCATGTCTTTGGTTCGATCATAGTTGTCCAACGACATCTCCACTAGATGCCCATTTCGACTTAACCAGTTAGATACAATCTTTTCACCAGTTTTGCCTAGAATCTCAATTCGTTCATTATGTGTCATCATTCTTCCTTAGTATCACAGAACCGTCATCATGTAAATGATAATCTAACAAAGTTTCTTCATCCCATCCCATTTGATTGAGAATGTCTAGTGGAATTTCAACGTATGCTTCGCCGTCTTCATCTTCAAATACTGTCGTGGTATAAGTCTTACACATCTTTCAATGCTTCCACAATAGCAGGGAACCGTTCGGTGATGATTTCCCAACATTGTTCTGCTATAATACGGTGTTTCATTACTTTCTGCGAAAAGAATCAAGAATAGTTATCAGATATGACCTTTTCCAGATATTCCCGCATATCTGGAAACCGTTCTAGGATTACTTCAGTAATCTGTTCGGCAACAATACGATGTTCTTTCTGAGTATCGGGATGATTCCTGACCGCAATATAATGGACAAAACTCCTTAAACTACCAGACAGGATTAGTACGGATTCTGTAAGTCCCTCGGGCAACACTCCACGAGCCTGTTCCTTCGCAATACCATTATCAATAGCCCACTGATATGCTTTCTTGCTTGCGATTAGAACATCGGCTTGGGCATCTTCCCACATCGAAGCCAATTCTAGATCATCTGTCTCAACACTATTTTGCCGGTTCTTTGGATCCTGCAAACGCGCTTCACGAGTAACGAACTTCAAGTCCTTAGTAGGATCAGCATATCGCTGGCTATACTCTTGAAACGAGAACGAACGATGGCGAAGAATCTGTCGGGCGATGTCACGCGTGGTAGAAATACGCATACTAATATGTACGCATTCTAAGGGACTCCAATGCTGATTCTTGATTAAATATTGAAGCAGTTTTGGAGCAGTTTCGTGATTTTGTTGATTACTAGGATTGCTAACTCGCGCGGCCCAAGCAACCAACTCTGATGCATCGATGCACCCTGTTGTTTCGTAATCTGGCTGAGTAATGCCTACAAGATTAACGCTGCTCATACTTTCTTCCATTTCATCAACTCCACACGAGCCTCTAGCCCGCTAAATGTTCGCTTCTCTAGGACGATTGTGATGTGTTCAACATCTGCTCCATTCAGAATCATGTCATTGATATCTTTGCCCTTGAACGTATCGTCCCATATCATTACACTATAACCCTTATCGATCATTTTGTCAAGACGTTTTACGATTTCTTTATTGCGAGGCTCATTATCAAGAACGTAAACAACGTCCACAAAGGATTGATCCAGAGTAACATCAGCGCCGCACATAGCAATACTGTTTGCCACAAAAGTAGCGTCGAGTGGTCCTTCAAAGCAGTATACCCTTTTGTTTTTATCAACAGTGTCAAGACCAAAAATCTTTGGCCTGTCATCCAGCATGATAGTTATATAGCGTAGATTTGACTTTGGATTAAAACTTCTACCCTGATAGCCAAACATGTTTCCGTCTTCATCAAGAAACGGAATGATCAGTCTAGACTCATCTTGTTTCGTATCCAGCTTATCTGGAATCATGCTGTTAGTCCACTCCGCAAACTTGGTGCAGTAGAACAACTTTGCATGATGTTTGTTTTCGATCTTCCTAGAGAGTATATACTTCTTAGCAGGATGATCGTATGTCAGTTGAGATATCTTCTTCAGCTTACGTAGAGGTGAACCAGACTTCAGGAAAGCTGGTGGTGTAAACCTAGCAATGTCTTGTTTTGGTGGTTCTTTGGTCTTGATATCAGCCCTGTTCTTGAACTTCTCTACAACATATTCGTGGTGTAGAGTATGATCTATGCTCTTAAGGAAGTTGGAGAACCCATGAGCAAGCCCACAGTTGTAGCACTTGAAATACGTCTTGCCCTTGTGCTGAAATAAATATGCACGGGCTTTGTATTTGCTCTTCTGCGAATCACCACAGAACGGGCACCTAAAGTTGGCTACATATGGGCTAGACTTCTTTACTTTGAATCGTTCTAGCCTGTTGGATAGAATATTACAATACATAACATCTAGGTACAAGTCACTCATATTCATCCTATACATCTGAATCTACAGTTGTATAATACGCCAACTGTAGACCAATGTCAAGGGTTTTTTAGAGAAAAGGTGCCATGAATGGGATAAGTCCCATTTTGAAAAGAATAAAGCAAGCCACAACGCCTGTCGCTGTGAAATACCACTTATGTAGGTCCTGCTTGTTTTTGATGCCAGTAAGATCAACATGAAGCGAATCGATTCGTTTGTTGGTTTCCTGGTGAAGAGCATAAAGGTCTTCATCTGCACGTGCATGTTGCCCAAGTTTATGTTCATGAACAGCAAGCATTTCCTTAAGAGAAATGGAAATGTCCGTGAGTTTTTCCATTGTTACGTCTATTTTGTCACAATAACTTGTAAGTTGTGTGATATCGCGTTCCAATACGGCAACTTTGGTTTCTAAATCAGACATTGTATTCCTCTTATTTGCAGTGAGTCTGAACCCAGTCTATCAATGACGAATGATCAACATTAAGGTCATTATATGATTGAATATCATCTAACCACAAATCGATCACTTGTTTTTCTGTTAACTTTGTTTGTGTTACCTTTGGCAAGTCACCGTGCTTTGTTGTGAAAGCAACAGGTGGATTGCAAGGATTAGTTACTATTACTGGTGGTCGTGCGGGCGCCGTTAAGCACGCCGATAACGGTAGCATCAACATCGCAGCTAGGAATGTCTTGTACTTCATGGTCGATCACCTGTTTTGCCTGTATAACTTTCTGGACGACAATCTGTTTACTTGTCTGGGCATTCTGTAAAGCGGTTTGCTCATCAGAAAGTTGTTTCTTCAAGTTATTTATTTGTATCGTTTGAGCATCTACCGTAGATTGGATCACAGCAGCATTGCATTGTGCCTTAGCTGCATTGTATCCTTTATCATAAACATAGTTGTATCCAAGTACACCAATCAATAGTGCAATGCCATATGGTGCCAAAGACATAAGAATACCAGAAGGTGAAAATCCCTTGATAGTATTCCAAAGATTTGAAACAAAGTTAAGCACCGAACCCTCCCATGTTTACTCCACCCATTACACGTCTTTGCATCTGTGATGGACCTTTAGCGTATTCTTTCTGGCGATCAGCTTCTTTTTCTTGGTAGGTTTTTTGCTTTTTCCTGTACACTGGAGGCGATGCTGGCTTTCCTGTGTTGGGATCTATCACACTAGCAAGACCTGCGTCCACCACTGCTGGTGCCGCACCAGAAGTCTCGTTTAGATCGCTTCTGAAATCTCTAAACTTTTTCATTAGCAGTGCCACCTTCTTAGAGACATTGCTTTGCGTGTTGGGCGACCCTTTTCGTCTTTCATTGGACCTGGATTGCCTTTCATTCTAGCACAAAATGATTTTCTGCGCTTCGCTGCTTTGCCTTCAGGATTTAGTTCGCTTGGCTTCTTTGTAACGGCAGTATGAATACCAAAGTGTTTAGCGCCCTTTGCTGTCAATCCAGCACCAGATTCGGTAGAACGATAGTATCCCTTAGAGTCTGCGCCGCGCTCTACAAGAACATCTTCCTTGACGGGGACACAGTTAGGAACTTCTTTGCCATTCTTTTTCTTTTTGCCCACCATCTGATAACCCTTCCAGCAAGGATCATCTTTCATTTCACAAAAAGAAGCAAAGCTTTCCATTATTCGTCGCCCGTTTCTTTGCCTGACATCATATAGTCAGCAGCAGCATCTAACATGCCAGAGCCTTTAGCGATCTTTGTTTGTACCCAAGCAGGAAGATCGCCTTCACCTTTGAGCATCTTCATTAGATTCTCACAAGCGCGCTTTGCTGTTTCAAGTTCTGTACGAGCCATTTGGTACTCGACGTCTTCCTTGACTTCTTTGCTGCAATCACACTTGACTTCGTGACATACCTTGCATGGGGTCTTTTTGACTTCTTCTTGAAGTTCTCTTAAGCTTTTCATATTGACTCTAGCCTCTTCTTGATGTATATATCAGACTCAATGTCTGTGTTTTTAATGTTTATACCTTGGAGCCCAATATTTAAAACATGATCTGGCATATAGTTTAGAAGTTCAAGGAAGGGCTTCAACATTTCTTTGTATTCATATAACTTGAAGAACAACATACGAGTGGCTGGTACTAAACCAAACACATTATAAATGACGATAATATGATTTAGTATCAGCCTCTCCCTCAAATCACCATTTTCAGAATAGATGTTGAATAGTCTTTTCAGATACTTGAATCTCTTCAAGTCATCATAAAACTCCACAGTGTCATAACATTGTGCATTTTCATAATGTTTAGCTGAATATAATAAAAAGTTTGTTTCATCAAGTTTTTCATGCATTATGGAATATCATTATGTTCCGATTGCTTGCCAGAACACATTAGTTGCCGCGGCGTTTGCTGTTAAGATTGTTGCACCTGTCTTTGTCCACGCGGTAACAGCGGCACCATATGTAGCGACTGCGGTGTTGCTTGTTGCAATAACAACCCATGCGTTTGTGGTGTAAGGTGATGTAAAAGTAACGGCGCCGGCAGAAGAACTGGCTGATACCCAACCCCAATTTAGCTTTAGCCCATTTGGAAGATAACTAGCACCATTCGCGGCCGATGTCGCGGATCCAATAGCAACTACAGTTGAGTTGATTGTAACGTTTGATGTTGAGTTGCCGATAGACAAGTTTGATGCTGTCAATACACCGCTAGTGTTTGCTACTGTATTATACAATCCTTCAACAGTTGAGTTCCCGAATCCATAAACTGTGCTATTACCAACATTGGCAGAAGATGAGTTGATCAGATAGACACTGGTGTTTACCCCACCAGCCGCAGTAACTAAAGCTTCATATGTTGAGTTGCCAAAGCCGTAGTTAGTTGAGTTACCAGTAAAGAAGTGAGTGGCATTGATCTGTGTGTTTACTGTATTGTTACCTAATGTAACTAGTGCTGCGTTTGCAGAGAAACCTTGAGTTGTTCCAATAGTTGAAACAAGAAGAGATCCAGTAGCATTTGCAACAGCTACACCAGAAGAGTTGATTACAACATTCGCACTAGCATATACTGCCGCATTTGAGGCATAGACGGTTACGGTAGAAACGTTTGTAGTTGCATTGACAATAGAAGTAACAACAGTCGTTGAGTTGATTACAGCATTGACTGAACCGTTACCAACAGTAAGCGATACTGCACCAGCAGCTTGGTTGCCGATGTTTACTTTGGTTGCTGTGATTTTCATCACTTCATTTGTGATGAGGGTGCCATTGGCAAAGAAGTTGATGTAATTTGTTGTGCCGCCACCCAAAGCAGCAACACCAATTGAAAGATTGGTGTTGCCAGTATAGAGATAACCATCTGATGGTCCATTGATAGTCCAGAATGATTCGCTGAATGTGGAACTACTGATACCCATATCAATGAAGTTGTTTCCAACTAGACCGTTATTATCATAAGCAGCAAAGTCGGATGATGCATTGACGCCATTGTTGGCATTGGTGATGACGATATCAACAGAACTATTAGAACTACCAAAACCAGCAAGTGCGGATGGTGTACCAGCAACGTTTAGCCCACTGATCTGTACGTTTGCAGAAGTGTTGCCAATGTAAGTTGCGGTTGAGTTTGCTAAGAAGAAAGAACCAACAGTATAAGTGGATGCATTGACTACGCCAGCATATGTTGGAAGATATGATGCGATGTTTGCAGCAAGGGTGGAGTTTAGCTGATAAGAAGCAGCAGCAACTCCACCTAGATAGTTTGCGTTGTTTGCAGTATAATAAGCAGTTTGTGCTAACAACACACTAGGAGTAATAGAATATGTCGTATTGGTACCGGCAGTATTCTGCACAATGATCATCAAGTCCTGTGTAGGATTTGTTGTCGTTGCAACAGGTAGTTGTGTAATCTTAATCGGACCATTTGACATATTCAAACCCCTAGTGTGTTGTTGTTATACTATTACTTATGAGTTAGGGAATGTACCATTATCAGCAGCGTTTTCAGTTACATAAGGTGAAGTGCCAGTTAGAGCAACTAGTGTTTCAACGTATGTACGACCAGAACGACCACCAAGTGTCACGTTGACTGGTGCACCTGAAGATGCTGCACCAAATGAACCAGCAAACGTAATGCCTGTACCTGTACCTGTACCACCGCTCGAATTTGAGTAAGTGAATACTAGGTTAGCAGTTGTTAGACCGTTTGTGAACAATCCTGGGTTTGTGATCGTGATGTTTGAGTTTGCAACTGAAGTTGATGTTAGGTTTGCAGTAGCAGCAACAATCTGACCAGATGATGCCATAGAAGCACTAGCAACGTTGACGCTGTTGGTTACGACATATGTTCCAGCACCACCAGCAGTACCTGATAGCTGTGCAAGGATCTGTGTACCTGTAGCAACGCCTGTACCAGTGATGATATTGCCGACTGTGATCGTACCTGTTACTGATGATGCAGTTAGGATACCATTAGCAATAACACCAGTGAATGATGCGAGAGCAAAAGTAGCAGTGACAGTAACTTTGTCGCCAACAACATAGCCTGAAGGCGTACCAGTTGCTGTAACGTTAGCAACGTGTAGCTGATGCTGATAGGTTAGTGAAGCAACTGAAGTGTTGGTGAAACCAGCACCTGGATAAGCAAGTGCAACAGAAGCGATGTTAGCGCCTGAACCAGCAGCACCAGCGTTAGTTGTGATAATGCCGAGAGCATTAGCAGAACCACCAGATACGATGACTGTTTCTCCGTTAGCATAACCTGAAGTTGAAGTTGAGTTAACAGTGAATGTAGCAACTGGACCTGAACCGTAACGAACTTCTGTCCAACCAGCATGTTGGCTGTGGCCAAATACTGTTTGTTCATATGTTGAGAAGTTTACAGTGTTGCCAGTAGAAGAACCAGTCGCATAAGCGTTTGATGATAGTGTAACTGTAGTAGCGTTGACTGCAACAACCTTAGGAAGAACAGTTGACATTGTAACAGTAGCACCAGAAGCGCCGTTTGAGATTGAGTTGCCGCTTAGTACATAGTTACCGATACCGTTTGTGGCAGTTGATGAAACAACATAAGTGCCGTTTGCGATACCGAGAGTTGCGTTAGCAAGTAGTTCTTGACCAACAGCAAGTACTGGACCAGTAAATGATGTAACGTTTAGAATGTTACCATTTGAACCGATTGTACCATTTGAAATGGTGCCAGTGATTGTTGCGGTGTTTGTTGAAGTTGTACCATAAAGTGTTGGTAGTACTGGTAGGTTATTACCAGAAGCGACCATACCTGGTGCAATCTTTGAGAAGAAGAAAGTTGATGATGCGTTTGTTAGTGGTGATGTGGTGTTCAATAGAACAGCGGTTGAGTTGATCACGTTAGCAACAGCAGCATATGAGCCAGTGTTTGACCAAACTGGTGAACCGCCAGTTGTATTAGCAGCAGTACCATAGATTGCCATACCAGGAGCAATGTTTGCGGTCGATGTTAGACCAGTCATAATCGCGTTACCCTGTGAAAGGGCACCCGTCTGTGTGTTTGCAAATGCTGGTGTTGGATTGGTTAGAATGTTATTGCCAGCAATGGTGTTTGCAGTTACAGTAACATAGTTTGGAATATTCAACATATTGAATACGCCAAGAGCTTGGTTGTTCTGGAATGCATTTGGTGTAGTGTTGTTGTATAGGTTATAACCAGTTACGTGGTTATAATCAAAAGTAATATTTGCACTAGCAGCAGTTGTACCTGAAAATGTCTGTGACATTTGAACTGCGGTTGAGTTGATGATACCTGTAACGATAGCACCAGATGATAGGTTAGCCAGCACAGTGTTTGAAA